TATTAAATTTGTTATTTGCAAGATTTTCACTGTTAATGTAATTTATACACTTTCAATTGTATTGGTTTATTGTCAATTTCAATTGGTTGGAGGTGGGGGTGGCGGGGGCGGCGTCGCATCCACTTCTGCAACACAAAGCGCTTGCGCAGCATCCGGGGGTGCCGGAGAATATGCCTCTGGAATTTTCACAGCAGCTGCAATTGGAGCTTCTAAAGCTGTCACAATAGGTGCTGCGGGAAGTGGAGGATCTGCGGGAAATAACGCCGGATCAAGTGGGGGAAACACATCAGTAGGAGCTTTGATTTCTGCAAATGGCGGCGGTGGCGGAAGTGGAGGAGCAGCCACGACGACAGTGGCGCCTGTTGATGGAGGAGCTGGAGGAACTGGTGGAGCTGGTGGAGACTTAAGATATCCTGGACAAACAGGGGGCTATGGTGTTGCCTTTATCGTCCCAACGATTGCAGGAATCACGATGCACCTTCCTGGAGGAAGCACGGTATTTGGATCGGGTGGAACAACCACCAATGTGAGCTCAAGCGCTGGAGCAAATGCTACAGGATATGGAGCTGGAGGCGGAGCCGCCGTCAACGGGAACAGTCAGGTAGCACGTGCCGGAGGAAATGGAACGGCCGGGATTGTTGTCATCACAGAATATACAACTTAATCCTATCATATTATGGTATTAGAATGACAATCGCAACTGGTCTTGCATTAGGTTTTTGTCTGGGGTTTTTGTGCCATCTACTCTATTGGATTTTTAAGAATTCCTGAAGGCTCACGAGAGTAAAAGGCCCATCTAATTCTGGACAGGGAAACACCCTCAACTTATTGTCGAAGTAGGAAAATGAAGCATCGGCAAATTCATCAAAGAGCTTTCGTTTCACCCCAACTGGAACGTCGGCCATAAACATGTCAGAAAGAATTTTCCAATAAAAGACAGCCTCTTCAATTTTTTGCGACACGTGTTCGACATAGTCTTCTAAGTCTTCAAATTTGTAGCTTGGAAGGTCTTCAAGGAATTTTGGATTGTCCATACTTTTTTAAATAATCGGAAAACCGTTTTTAAGCTAGTTTTTATCGTCTATCATCCTCACACCCACCTGATCACTAGGACTACCCCATTTTGTCTCATTTTTGACCACTTCTATGAGGTCGTTCTTAACTAAACTAGCAAGTGAAGCAGTTATTTGAACGTATTTTACCCATTCAAGCGCTTCATCTTCGATAACAGAGGGGTTTCCTGTGTGAAGTCGATGACAATTTAAAGCGATAAGAACTCCAATAGCATTCCAAGGAAGCGGACAGCCTTCGGGGTATTCTTCTTCATCCATGTTCTGTAATTTTCCCAAAAAATCATCATCTTTTGAAACTAAATAGTTTAAAAAAGTTCTGCCTTTTATCTTATAATCATCCATTTCTTTTAATATTTGTTTTGCAAATATCGGTTGATCTTTTGATTTCATTTTATAAAGCCTCCGGTGATAGATTCATTTTCCTTAGACGAGAAAAAAGACGCTCTTTAAAGCCATTGTCTTCAAAATAAATATCTTCATAGCATCCTGTGTAGGCGAAAACAATGCATTTTTCTTTAATTTCCACATGATGACTGATGTGGGGAAATTTTTCTAATGCCTTGGTTGCTAGATCTTTGTTTTCTTTTGCAATTTCGGCCCTAGGGGTGACCTTTTCTTGATTTATGACCCACTTAATGATGGTTGCATAATCATCTCCGCCTCCTACACCATTCTTTCCCTTCCATCTTGAGACTTCAAAGTAGCGCTCCTTGAGCTCCCTTTCTCCAAATCTTTCTAATAGCTTGGCGTGCTCTTGGTCGGTTGTGAAAACCCCAGGCTCTCTTTCCACCCTTGGCGTTGGTGAAACTTTTTTTCTCTTTTTAGATATTCGAAGAATATCTTTTTCAGTATCTGTAGTTATAGTATCTGGTATTGCATTGGGGTTTTCCCCACCTCGATTGGGGTTTTCCCCAGTCGATTGGGGTTTTCCCCTTTCGTAAACATTATTTGAATCTTCGGTGCCTAAAAATTCGGACTCATCTACAAAAGCATACCATAAGGTCTTGTCTATCTTTGATTTGTTAAAATTCTTTTTTATGAGAACGTTTTTTTTGACCAGCTCTTCACAATGATGACGAATGCTTTCTTCTGTCAAATAGGGGATGTGCGCTTGAATTTCAGATCGCTTTTGATATGTCCACCAACGTCCTTCTTTGAAATGTTTTTCACTGTTTTTTCTTCGGTTTAGCTTGATCCAATATTTGAAGTGATGAATCAGAATGGCTTGTTCGATCCCATATTTCATTGCGATTTCGATTCCAAACGAATGGGTTGTTTCTGTATAAGACATAGGTTCCCTTTTTTGTAAGAAAGGAGACCCTGCGGGCCTGTCAACTAAACCTTTGAAGAAATTTCTCTTTTCAGATAATTTCAGGATTAGGTAACATACCAGACATTCGTAGATCCGGTACTATTTGTTAGGGGCCCTTGCTGGGGCTCCTTTCTTTTTCTAGCGACATCGTAATAAAAGTTTCCAATACAAGTCCAGAACTTACTTGATTGCCTACTTGCTGCTCGATATACTTTCCGTGCAAAAAAGGAACCATAAAAAGATGCTGTTAGTCTTTTTAGCGCTCGTGATCATTGTAATGATCATCACGATTGCGATGATGTCTGCTTATCGGAGTCAGAAACGGTTTGAACAATATGCTGCTGCAATTCTCGAGCTACAGAAGGCGATTCTTACTCCGCCGCCTAAAAAGAAGCGAGGCCCTTACAAAAAGCGCAAACGCATTGAGTATAAAAAAAACCCGCCAGAGAACTAGCGGGCACCACAAGGATATTTAATGGACATGTACTATTCAGATGCTACTCTTGGATATACCATCCCCGTCTCTTTGTTGACAAGCGGAGATTCTCCACTTTTGGCAAGATGCTTTCCTATATTGGTTTAGATTTACATTTTTTAGTTCTGGCACAGCGTCGTAATCGACCCTCCCCTTGCATGCATACTTGGTAAGCATGATGCCAGCTCCCTTGGTGTTCCTGTCTTTAGATAGATGCAAGAGTTGTTGCCTAAGCGCTTCCTCTTTTTCTTCTAGACTCTTCAAGCTTGCATGAACACTCAGCCATTCATCAGCTACAAGCTTCCATTGTTCATCTTCTCGAACTTCATAATCTCTTTCTGTCAAAATCGGAGGTTCTTGATTCATCATCAAGCCATAAAACTTCTCCTCTTTTTCCACGAGGTCGGAGATGAATTCTTCATTTTCGAATACTTCGACTAAAGCCCCTTTTTCCCCATCGAAGCTAAAGTAGAACGCTTTCTGAGCCTCCGTAACAGCAAGCTGATGCTGGATCTGCGCCATATAATGGTCAGGGATTTTACCCTCTTTTGCCATCCCATGAATTTCTGCACTGGGACATTTGATCTCCACAATTGTTGTGTTGTCAAAGGTGATTCCATCCAAACTGGCCATCTGCCACTTTCTTTGCTTATGGACGACAACTTTTGGCATCACAGGGATTCCGGTCATCTTCTCAAAAGTCTCACGCGCTAGAGGCTCTAAAGCCTTTCCCCTTGCCATCGATGAGGTTTGTTCATAAACTTTCCCAAAAACTTTCTCTTCCCACAATTGATAGGGAGTCTTCCAAGGAGAGATTCCCAAAATTATAGGAGCATCGCTGGCCCCTATCTTGTTGCGTCGAAACTCATGCCATTCTTGAGTATCTTGTTCCATTAAGACCCTTCTTTGGCGATGTGGTTTTCAATGGCTTTCATAACGCCTGCATGCTTAGAAGCTGCCAATTCTGAAACGCTTTCAATTTCAGCCCAAGAAAGCAATTTCGACTTCAGAGAATCCCTTCCTTTCAACAGAGACTCAATTTCATCGGCTTGTTGGGGGGTAATCAGAGCCGGTTGCTCCACCACAGGATGCGCTTTGACTTCGTTATGAGCCTGCCCCATTTCATCGGAGGTGTAAATTCCGGAAAGATCAGCAGGAAATGCTTTCCTCAAGGCTAAAGCCTCAGCGCATTTTGCCAACATCACGTGCTGCATTCTTTCCCAAAACTGCGTTAACTTTCCTTCTTTATTTTTCTGAGCATATTCATCAAAGAAGGCCGTCGCAGCGACTTCGTGCCAGGTTCCGTCAGATGTCATTTTCTTGACATAAGAAGTAGCAGACATCAGATTTCCATCCTTGTCGTAGGTGTAAGTCGATTCACGGCCTGGAGAGTATCTTCCCGTCCTTTCCGCAATCAAGCGAAATCCATCAATAGATGTCTGGCAAGTCATCACCTCTTTTTTCTCGGCACTTGACCATCTCTTTACAGGATAGATTTGCTTCATCATTGGGTCTAGCCCCGTCTTTTTACAGACATGCAAGAAAAGCTCAACTTCGTCATTAGAGCACCCCTTGAAAAAGACACTCTTGATGAGATCTCTTTTAGATTCGATATCAAAACTCTGTTCTTCATATTTTTGCAATGTAGTCATAGAACCTCCTTTCCTCTTGGTATAAAGCCTGATCGTAGGCATCTTCGCCGTCATCGTCTTCCTCGTCGTTGTATTCTGGTAATTGGTAAGGCCCATCGAGCCACCATTCATCTTTCATGCGAACGCCTAAAATATTTATTACTAGTTCGTCCGTTAAATGTCGAAGTTTGGCTGTGGGGGATAGGTTTTCGCTTTTCAGAAAACCTAAAGTAAGAGTATGTTCTTTCATAGACTAACCTCATTCCCGTGTGGTTTGGTTACTTTCCCCTAGTTACAGCTAGGGGTTTTTTGCTTATGGATTAAATATACTGGAAATTGCTATTTACTGTCAATTCCATAGAGTGATATACTGTAAATTATGAAATTAAAAGAGTTTTTTGAAGGCCTTGAAAAGCACTATGGCATCACGGTTTTCGACTTTTGCTCTATGAAAAAGCTCACCTACAACACTGTGAAAAAGTATTTAAACGGAGAGCCTCCTACCATGGCAGTTGCTAAAAAGATCGTGAAGGCAACGGGAGGGAAAGTAACACTCAAAGACCTTGGTCTGAATTCGAACACAAAATAGATTTTTTTCATTCTTCATAGGGGAAAATGTTAACTTTGTAGGGAAATGTAGACAAAAATTTTAATTCTTTTGTAAATAAAATTTTACAAGAGGGTTAATGATTCAACTTCATTTAGATTGCGTCCCCACTTCATGGTCGGCTCCTGTAAAGGGGAAGACTCACTTCTACGACAAGAAAGCTAAAGAAAAAGAGTTCGCACGTTGGCAAATTCGAGGGCAGTACAGAGACATTCCTCTCCAAGGTTTTTTCTCTCTCGAATTTGTCTTTTTTATTCCTATTCCCAAAGAAACATCTAAAGCACGCCGCGTACAAATGCTGCGCCGACAAATTCTTCCCACCACCCCCGACACCACCAACATGCAAAAGTTCTATGAGGATTGTCTGCAAGGCATCGTGATAGAAAACGATCGCTATGCAAATAAAATTTGCTCTGTTAGATATTACTCAGAGAAGCCCGGGGTTACGATCACCGTAAGGCCTTGGGATGAAGAACAAACAAAAGTACACCAACCAAACCAAAATTGGATAAAAGTATGATAACACAAAATGCCCTGCTCAAATTAACGGACTATGACATGAAACTGGCAACATTTGCTATTCAGTTTTCTGTTGAAGCCTCTCTAATAAGCCCAGAGGTGCAAGAGCTCGCAAATGAATTGCTAGCTTTCTCTACTAAATTTGGAATGCAATCACAGAAATGCCGTCAAGAGGGTTTCAAAGTGGAGAAAAATAATGCCGCTAGCTAAAGGAAAGTCTCAGAAAGTAATTAGCAAGAATATCTCCGAAATGGTTCGCGCAGGAAAGCCTCAAAAAGTGGCAGTAGCTGCCGCTCTTTCCAATGCTAAAAAGTCTGGAAAGAAATCTGCTAAAAAAAAAGCCAAAAAAAAGTAAGGTTCGCCGAGTTCAAAAAGTACGTGAAGTATTGGGAACAACAACCCGTGAAAAACGTACTTTTTTGGATCCTATGGAAGGTCTATAAATTGGAGGGAAAATGCCAAGATTAATGCGCAGGATAGGAGAGTCTTCTCCTGCATCATCACATGCGCCGCGAAAAAAGCCCAAGCTTTCCAAGTTTGAGCAAAAAATTGATGGATTTGTTAATAAAAACATCTTTCTTCATAAAAGAATGAATGCGTTCCTTAAAGAAGGAATGGAGTTTTTAATCGAGATCAAGAAAGATATCAAAGAGATGAAAGAGCTCTTGGGTTCTGTTAAAAATACCAACGAAGAGGTCGATAGCACGCTATGCAAAGTCCTCTTGGCCATTCGTCAGAATGAATACCTTCAGGCGTGGCACCCTGACAAAGATCCCTCTAATCCCTTTATCAAACACGCATGACTGGTCAGCCGCTAAAAGATCGAAATCAAAATGAAGTGATTGAGATGTTTCACGACTCCTTGTTCTCAAAGTTCAAGGAGCATGAGATTGGAATGTCCACGCAAATCGCCTTCTTTGTGACAGGCCTAGCGTTTTTGGTTTGCCATGATGAAGAACTTAAACAAGAAGTTTTAGAAGCGATGGACGACTTTATAGAAAAAATTAGATATGTCGCCTCAAAAGAAGACTAGTAAATTTAAAGTGATCATTAAGGCGAGGATAAGTTTTGGGGCGTACCTCACCTAAAACCACCTTTTTGGTTACTTTATTGCATTTTAAAATAATTGTTAGGATAAAAGTCTTAACATAAAATAGATTATCAGACTAAGGAGCCTATATGAAACTCAGACCGACTGGAAACGAACAGAAAATGATTCAAGAACTCTTCGGAAGTCTTCCCACATCTACGACAATTCACAAAGTTGCGGAAGTGTCGGAAAAAATTCTTAAAAAGGTTCATGAAAAAGATTTCTCCAAGAATGTCATTAAGGATTTTTTTAAACACTTCAGGCGCTCAGAATAACTCCAATCATGGTAGTTGCTTTAAACGCAATTTTCTCATTCTGTCTAAATAATTTAAATGATTAAATTGTCGATAAGTGACATGAGGAAAGCGTGGATGCGGCAAGTCAAGCGGGTGCGGTGTAGGCTTGACCGGAAAATAGATATTTAAAAACAAACTACCAACCGCCATAATGGCATAAAGGCCCACAGCCACTTTTAGAGACCGCGTATTCAGAGAGAATTCTTGGTTGAAGGAGGAATCTTCAATGAAGTCAGTTACCGGATTGATCATGTGAAGTTGTTGTCGGTGTTTTCTTGAAATCCCATTCAACTTTCCTTTCACAATGCCATTTGATATCTTCGGCATCTGGGTTTATAGATCTCTTTAGATCATTCATCTTACAGGAACTGCTTTCTATATACTCATCCTTTGTGATGTATTGATTGCAACATCCACATAAAGACGAAAGAAATAAAATTTTAAAAATGGATTTTTTCATTCTATTCTACGGTGCTTTGTGGGCGCAATCCAGCTCGGAGGTAGTTCCTAAAACGTCCTATGTAGGAATTCTGCGGTGGGGGAGGACTGTTTCCATCAGCTCGATACAGCCATCCAAGCACGGTTGCGTAAAACAGATACAATAAGATGCCAGAGCTCCAGTCCATATCATTTGAGACACACCTTTTCCCTTTGATCATCAAGACCAAGTTTCCAACACCGACAATGACATGAGCGGCCACCGGCATGAAGAAAGCGCCTGCAGCTACCTGGACTTTTGTTTCTAAGTCAGTTTTTTTGATAAAAGCAACCTGACATTTTGCAAAAAAATCAATCGGATTGATCATTTAATTCTCCAAAACTTCAATTCTATCGATAATATCATAAAACACCAATAGTCAGTAGACACAAATATTCTTTTAGTGCTAGACGTTGATAGTGAGGACTTAAAATTATGTTTAAGACTACCTGGCTGATCTTCGTGCTACTCGCCATAGCTCAATCTTGGGTTATCAACCACTCCATTTGGTGGGCTATTTTGGCCGCAGTTGAAGGGCCCTTCTACGTCATTTACTGGATGTTGAAATATACGCTCTTCTCCGAAGAAATCATTAGCTGGATGATTTCGTAAATTCGAAAATTCGTGAATTTAAAAATTCATAATTTTAAAATTTCCGAATATATTTGAAATTTGGGAGATAAATTCGAAAAATGAGAGACAAGAAAGGAAAATTTCAGAAAGGACATCCAAAAATTCAAGGCGCTGGTGGTCAAATTGGAAATCAAAATGCAACCAAATTGAAAACTCCTGAATTGAAAGCCGAAGCCTATCGCCAATACTGCGCCTACATCGCAACAGGGGGCACAAAAGAGGCTTGGGTGTTCGAACATCCCGAAGTTACTCTGACACATCAGACGATGGAAAAATACATCGAAGAGAACCCATTCGACTTCCCGCCTATACACAAAAAGATCGCAGAGTCAAAGAGTTACGAGCATTGGTTGAAGATTGGGATTCAGATGATGCTCGGTGAAATCAAGAACTGCCAGCCTGCTATTTATCAGATGTTCATGCGTAACAAATTCAAGTGGGATAAAGAAGAGCAGAACAAGATCGTTGAGCACGCTGCTGTGAAAGTTTGGGAATTTATTAAAAACTCGAAGTGAAAATTTCGAGAGTGAAATGAATTAAATTCAAAAAATTGGAAACATGAAAATCCCTGAAGGCCTATTTTCCGAAAAGCAACTTCAATCGATGAGGGAATCGAATGCCCCTTATAATATTTGGGAAGGCGCTGTTCGAAGTGGCAAAACTCACGCCTCTCTTTGGAGGTTTGCGGTCGGAGAGGTTACCGATGGTCCTGCAGGAGAGCTAGGGATTATCACCAAAACCTATGACTCATTTAAGAGAAACATTTATCCAACACTGAAAGATGTACTTTGGGGAAGCGCCGCGGATTATTATATTGGTAAACGCGAGGTCTATCTCAACGACCGTCTTTGTCACATTATCACCGCTGATGATGCCAGAGCCGAAGGAAAGCTCAGGGGATGTACACTTGCGGGGTGCTACATCGACGAGATTACCATCATCCCAGAGAACGTCTTCATGCAGGCCATCGCGCGCCTTTCTATTGATGGGTCGAAGCTATTTGGAACCACCAACCCCGACTCTCCTTATCACTGGTTCAAAAAATGGATGGATGAAAATGATCGGGCTAAAGTCTTTAAATTCACGATGGACGATAATCCGGCTCTTTCAGAAGATAAGAAGGCCGAGTTTAAAAGAGCCTTTAAGGGCCTTTGGTATCAGAGGTTTATTGAAGGAAAATGGGTTCAAGCTGAAGGAGCTGTTTATGACTTCTTTTCGGAAAAGCTGCATGTTATTGACTTTGCGCCTCCTCCTTCACGCACTTACATTTGCGGCATCGATTACGGGTGGACTAATCCTACTGCTTTTGTTCTTATCGGGATTAACCCTTACGGCTATCCCAATTATTGGGTGGAAAGCGAGTACTACTATAATTCGGCTGTGCACCAAAGACAAAAGACAGATTCCGAGTACGCAGAAGACCTAATCAACTTTATCAAGGGGAAAAGTGTTCAAGCCATTTATATGGACCCTAGTGCCGCTTCTTTTTTTAGTGAGCTGCGCAAGATGGGTGTTTCTAATCTTTACGAAGCCAAAAACGAAGTGACCGACGGCATCAGGTTTGTGGGAACCAAGCTCAATGACGGGACGTTTAAGATCTGCCGAAGTTGTAAGAACTTAATTGCCGAGTTTCAGTCGTACGTATGGGACGACAAGGCCAAGCTGAGGGGCAAAGAAGAGCCCAAGAAAGAGAACGACCATGCTTTGGACGCCTTGCGGTATGCGCTGTATAGCCATTTCTTTAATAAAGAGGGAAACCGTCTCACACCGCAAGAATTGGACCGAAATTACCGTGAAGCCCTTGGTCAAGGTGATTCCCTTCCTCACCCTTTTCAAGCGCCAAATAACGGCCTTTACGGCGGTGGTTTTTTTGGAGGTTGAGAATTTTTTCTAGCATTTAGTAAGATCTCCTCACGCGAGGATTCTTGAAGAATAAACGTCTTACTTTAGAAGAGCGAAAAAGAATAGAGCAACTTTTGCATGAGAATTGGAAGCACAAGGACATTTGTAAGGAGGTAGGTATATATGAATCAACCTTGTACAGAGAGTTTAAAAAGTGCAGCGGTTCCTATAACGCTGAAGAAGCCCATCGAAACACTTCACGTGGCTACCATCCTATTGACTTTGGAATCATTGGGAAAAGGTTCGGTCTTCTGACGGTAGTAAAATACGCAAACAAGTATGCTCACAGAACATGGTGGAAATGTGTTTGCGATTGTGGAAAGGAGACAGTAATTTCTAGAAAGATGTTGCTGGAGTATTGCAGCCCAGATCGTCCATTGAGTTGCGGGTGCATAGCTAAGGAACACAAAGGATATCATGGGCAGGTTCCCATTGAAGAAGCTGCGCTCAGAAAGTACCAAGACCTTCTTACCTTCCGCACGATAGAAGGAAACTGTTGGATTTGGAATGGTTATCGACAAAAAGGGAAAACTCCTAAGACAAGTTGGAGAAATAAAGGTATGACGGTTAGAAAGTGCATGTATTTGCTGGTGAATGGAGTTAAAGACGAACCCAATCCCGTTTTTGTTAAATGCGGAAACCTTTACTGTTTTAATCCTGATCACATCACCTTGGAAAGGCCTAAAAGAAGAGTACTGTATTCAGACCAGGAATAGGCTGCTGCTCTGTGTCACTATTTAAATATTTCATACGACCTCGGGGACTGGGAGTAATCCTGGTCCCTTTTTTCATTTAGTAACAGGTCGGTCTTCTTCCATTGTTCATAACACGCAAGACATAGATTGGAAGCCTTTCTTAAGCTTCTTGAAAATTCAATTTCAGGCTTTTCTTGTAAACACTTTCTGCAAAATTTCATTCGATGTTTGGAGCGTCAGGCAGCGGCATCCAGTGGGTAACGGTGCCTAAGTTTGGGAAGTGTGGATCGTTTTCAAAAATATCTATGTCGTCTTCTTCGTCTATACAATCATTGCCATCTACTGTGTTTTTTATAAAATGACACGAGCATAAATATTTATCTTCAAATTCTTCCTCTAGTTCTTCTTTAATGCCATCCCCATCTTGGAACTTCCAAAACCACGCCACTCCCACCCCATATACTGAATGAAGGGCTATCACAAACGGCAGCTCTTTTTCAATCGAAGTAGGGGGAGTTTTTTCTTTGATGCTAATCCAAACCGACTTACCTTTGCCTGATAAGCAGCTGTCGCAATACTCAACCCCCTCGAATTCATACAGGGGCCTTGAGCATTTTGGGCACTTCTTATTTTCTTTTCCCATTTTTCCGAATTTGTGTCGTAGGTTCGCTAGCGTAGTCTGAGATGATTTCGTCGTAGTCTTGTTTTGGGGGCGCATCTTCTGTAGGAGGGGCTGGCAGCGGCATCCAGTGGGTAACGTCGTCTACAACGCGCCCATCAGTGTCATCACAGCCCTCTTCGTCGACGTATTCGTGCCATGTTCTCCACACTGATGGAATTCCTGTCGTATCGTACTCTCCAACACTGCATACCTGTCTGGTTTCTCCATTGCAGTATTTTAACTTTCTTAGAAGAAGAACTTGTTGGGGAGCCCAACTTTTCTTTCCTTCTTGATCAGGCTCACTCCACTCGAGATCGGGGAGCCTTTCTTTGATGCTAATCCATTTCACAAAATCACCCTCCTTGACCGCTTCTTTGCTCAAAGGAGAGCAATCGGAGCACCAAACACTATAGGCTTCTTTCCCGCCTATGCCAGATCCCGCAGGCTTCCCACATTTACATAAAATGACGTTGCCTTCCCCGTCCAGCATTCTGCAATTGGAGGAACTGACACATCTTGTATTGTACTCAGACCCGTACTCAACTTCGTAATTCATAAAATCACCCTAATTGGTTTATTCACAGGTTCATAGCGCTCGTTGACATGAGAGGCGTTGACGAAAAGAATATCTTTGTCGTGAAACTTAGAACTTTTAAGATGAAAATTCCCGTAGGACTCGTGAATATGACCAAATACGTGGAGCTTAGGTTTAATTTCCATCACTCTTTTTAATAAAGATTGACTGCCGCAATTCTCTTTCCATCCACGACTTCTATTAAACACTTCATCTAAAATGTCATAAGGAGGCGAGTGAGTAACCAAGATATCGATGTCTTGGGGAATTAACGCCCACTTCTCCGCCAATTCTTCGTCGGTGTCAACCGTAAAAGCCATGCACCGTGGATTCATTCCTGGAAACCTCTTCGTCCAAGGTGAGCCCCAGATTTTGAGCCCTTCGAATTCGGTTCCAGAGTCGCAAAGATACTCTATCTTTCCCCTTCCTTTCCATCCGCATTGATACGATATATTGTCGTGGTTGCCAGAGATTAGGATTATTTTTTTGTAATTTTGATTGGATAGCCACTCTTCTTCGAAATATTCGAGTTCTTCCATTCCGTCCGATTTTGTCCAGTCCCCCGCCACAATAAGCAGATCGCCGCCTTCTAGCTTGGGATAGTGGCCATGCAAGTCTGCAATACAGTCAATTATCATCGGGATCGTCACCCCATCTAGCAATATCGTAGATGTCCCCCACCTTGCTGTAAAGGTCGTTATACTGATTCACGAAAACATAGAGTCGTTCTTCGTCGGTGAGAAGCCTTTTCCAGTCGTCAATATCTGTCATTTCAAAAGAGGGATGATCCAGGATCTCCTTTGACAAGACAGCAATTCTGCCTAAATCCTCAACTCGCTCTCTTTTAGACATCATTCAACTTCAGTTTGGATTTGAGTTCATTGAAACTAGGTTCTGTTCCCTTCTTCAAGAGGCCTCCATTTTGATAGCAGTAGGCTGTATTTTATATCATCTTGATCTTTCTGGCCCCAGATCATTTTTTTTGTATTTACAATTCCAAATAATTCCTTATACATCACTTCGATCTTATCCCCCACCTTTGGGCACTTTTCCTTGAAGTCGATCCAGTCCATCTTTGATTTCCCTTTGCATCTCTATCATTTTGTGAATATCTTTCTTAGCCTCTTCTACATCATTTTCAATGATGACCATGATTCGCCACATGAAGGCCACCATAAGGCTAATAATGATCATAAAAGCGTAGCGGCTAATCATTTTTTGTTAAACCTTTTTTTAAATCTGAAGCCAAAAACTACATCTTCCCCTTTACTTTGAAAAGAAATTCCAAAAGCTTTAATGTAAAGAAAATATTTTAAACTAACCGGGAACCCCTTCATGACCCTATTCCCCCAACTTAGCGATACTTTTTATGTGGATAATGATTTGGATGTCCTTAAATTAATGGACTATACCTATAGCAAGAATATTCAAATCAATCAAAGTTTTTGGAGCGAGGCTGATGTGGACCTGCGTTTTAAGCTGGGTGATCAGACTCTTTGGAACGACATCTACGGCAACCTCCCTGCTTTTCGTCGGCGTCAGTTCAACTTCAACCGTATTCGCCGTATCATCAATATGATCACGGGCCATCAAAGGCAGCATCGCAAATCGACCGTCGTGACCCCCATTGAAAACTCCGATGAAAAAACATCTGATCAGTTTTCGAAGATTCTTCTTTGGATGGATCAAAAGCACCATATATTAGAGACCATCTCCGACGCCTTTGAAGGTGCGATCACAACAGGGATGAACCTTCTTTCGGTCTGGATGGACTACCGGAATGATCCCGTAAATGGAGATATTGCCGTCGATAATCTTTCCTACAACTCTTATTTGATTGATCCTTACTTCAAGAAAATGGATCTCAGCGACTGCAACTCAATCTGGACAAGGAAGTATCTCTCTAGAAATCAAGCGCAAGCTTTGCTGCCTGGTAGGGAGGGTGAAATTAAGAATCTCTCTGGATGGGGCAACCGTGACGGTAAGTTCCAGTTCATGCCAGAGAGTTACAACTACGGCATGCAAGACTTATTGATTTACGATGAGTTTTGGTATCTTGCTTCTAGAAAGCAAAAGCTGCTTTGTGATGTGCAAAGTGGAGAAACCTATGAATGGAGAGGTCAAGATGAAGATTTGGAAGATTTTAAAAGACTCTATCCTCAAGTGTTGGTGCTCGAACAAGAAATCCCAACAACAAAACTTGCGATCGTCGTGCAGGGGAAGGTGTTTTACCATGGTGCTAATCCTGCTGGGATTGACCGTTACCCTTTTGTTCCTTGTTGGGCGTATTACGAGCCTGAGTGCCCCTACTTCCCCTGGCGAGTCCAAGGTGTCGTCCGAGGACTTAGAGACGCCCAATATCTATATAATCGACGCCGTGTTATTGAATTAGATATCCTAGAGTCTCAGATCACCTCCGGTTTCATGTATAAGGAAGACGCTTTGGTCAATCCCAAAGATGTCTTTTTACAAGGCCAAGGAAGAGGTCTTGCTCTTAAAGCTAATGCTCAGCCCAATGTTGACGTGGTCAAAATTGAGGCACCTCAAGTTCCCCCTTCGATGATCCAGCTTTCGGAGCTGCTCGGAAAAGAGATCTCTGAAATCTCTGGTGTCAATGAAGAGCTGCTAGGAATGGCCGATGATGACAAAGCCGGAATCCTTTCGATGCTTCGCCAAGGAGCAGGCCTAACGACGCTTCAAGTGCTTTTCGACAACCTCGATCAGTGCCAGAAGATGCTAGGGGATGTTCGCATAGAGATGATCCAGGCCAACTGGACTCCTGGCAAGGTGCGCCGCGTGATTGGAGAGGAGCCTTCTCAACAGTTTTACAACCGCGCCTTTGGCCAATACAAGTCCATTGTTGAAGATGGTCTTAACACCAGCACCCAAAGGCAGATGCAGTTTGCTCAACTTCTTCATCTTCGAGAAACAGGACTTCCCGTTCCAGCTGAACTGCTCGTTAAAACCTCAACGCTACAAAATAAACAGGAGCTTATCGATGCCCTCTCAGCCCAAGAACAGCAACAAGCTCAAATGGCACAGCAGCAAGCTGCAACCCAAATTGAGTTGCTCAGAGCTCAAATCGAAGACCTGCATGCAAGAGCCGTTGCAAACCAAGGGCTTGGACATGAAAGAGCCTCTCGTATCCAAGAGAACCAAGCTCTTGCTGTCGAGCGCCGTGCAGCTGCTCAAAAAGATCTCGACCAGGGCGCTCTTGATCTTATCAAGGCGGCAAAGGAACTCCAAAGCGTGGATTTGGATCAAATCCAGAAAGTCTTAGGGCTCATTGAGACTATGAAGAAAACCCAACAACTGAACCCAAGCGGCGTCTCCAGTGGCCAAGAAGAGAGGGCCTCTTAGAAACGCACCAGAGAATGGGAGAGAAAAAGTCCCCCAAATATAAAGCTGCACTAAATACCTGAGGAACTCCACATGGTGAATATGGACTTCCCACTATATATGGAAAGTATTTTTTTTACAACCGTTCACTGCATTTTGGTAAACTGACAAGGTGTTAAATTTTCTTCGTGATTTGGTAATTTATTTTCAGTGTGTAAAAAAATTATTTGAAACTGTACAGTAAAGAAAGAATAGCCCACCTATAGGAGATGATAATATGGCTAAGAAAATGAACATGCATGGAAATTCAGAAAGAGAAGGCAAAGCTTGGGGCCGTGGCGAACACGCTAACATGCCCAAAGAAGTGAAAATGCAAGCTTACCCAAAGGCTTATGAATATGGACCTAGCGATTTAGATGATACAATGACAGAAATTGATCGTGTCAATGGTTCTGCTCATTCTAAATCACGCGCTCGCATGTCTAACCAGCATTAAGGTTTATATGGCAAAAAAAGCCAAAAGTGCAAATTACGATTTTAAGCAAAAGGCTCCCGAGCATCCCATGGGACACGGCTCTTATGCCAATTTGCCAGATCAGCCCATTTTCGCTACGTTCAGACAAGACAGCGCCAGCTATAGAGACGGCATTTTAAACAATCCTGCTTGCGGTGTCGATATGATTTCGAAAGTCGGTGAAAACGGACGCGAAAAATATGGCCATGCTTAGACCTCCTGGAAAGCCTCAGAAGATTGCAGAAAAGGTGATGAAGGGAAAAGGTGTTAAGATTCCGGCATCTAAGCAGATGGAAACTCTTAAAATGAAGGGACCTTACTTACAACATTAAGATTATATGGATAAGCAAATTAGAAAAATTGAGAAAAAAGTTAAGGGCACTGAAAAGAGTTTGAAGTCTTTGGAGAAAGCCGACCAAAAACGGGATAAGGTGTGCGATTACGGCAAGAAGATGATGAAAAAGAAAAAGTGAGCAGACCTGCTCCTAAAACTGTTCGAATTCAGGACCACCCTGATTACGATCAGTATGCCAAAATCGTAAGGGCCTATCACCAAGAAAAGGCAAAAGAAATTGGGATTTCTTATGAAGAATACACCTATAGACTCAATTTAGGATTTGAGGACGACTGAGATGGCAAAAGAAAAGTGGATTCAAAAGGCTATTAAAAAACCCGGGGCTCTGCATAAGCAACTTCACGTCCCCACGGGTAAAAAAATTCCCGCTAAAAAGTTGGAAGCCGCCGCTAAAAAAGGGGGAACTCTGGGCAAGCGCGCCCGTTTAGCTGAAACCCTCAAGAAAATGCATCATAAATAAATTATTAATAGAGGCATATATGAAATTTGGAATCGTTGCTAGTTTAGTGTCCCTGGTTCTGTCTCAAGTCCTGGGCGATTTTCACGAACCTGTTGTAAATTTGAGTTTTGATCATGAATCAGATTCAAAATTTTTAGCAAACATCAATCATCAGTCATTTCTTCCTGTTTCAGAAACAACCACTTTAATTCTTTTGGCCTACTCTTCTGTCGATAAAGATGCCAAATTTCATCACGAAATTGGATTTGGATTTAGAAAACATTTCGATGAATTTGCAATTGGTTTGAACATCGTGTCAAACCATTTCAATAAATTGGAATATTTTAATCACCAATTCGTTCCTGGTTTTGAATTTTTCTGGAAAGATTTCCAAGTTTCATACAACCGATACATTCCACTTCATTCGCACGTCAATTTAGAAAAAACTCCAAATCTTAAGTTATTTGATGTAAGCGAAATATCTGTAATTTACAAAATTTCAGACAAATATGAAATTGGACTCTCCCCCTACATCAAACATCAAACTTTAGACAAAGGAATTTCGGGATATTTCGGAATGTCTCTTTTGAAGAATTTCAAAATTTCGATTTCACCTTATTATAATGATGACAAAAATAAAGGCGCCTCCATTTCATTAGGATTTAACTTCGGAAGTTCTGATTGTAATCCTCGCGTCCAAAAATCTCACGGGTTCTTCTATTCTAACGTTGCTTCGACTCCAAGCAATAGTACAGAAAAACGCATAGACCCTCCTAAAAAAGAAGAACCTGTGACTTCTGTCTCTCTTCATGGAATTCCCGCGAATCCTGTAGATGAAACACCTGCTTTTGTAGAAGTTGTAAAAAAAAAAGCCGACGGGGACGTCTCAATCAGAGTCAGGTAACTTGATTCAACGTATTTGGCGCAAGTTGCGTTTTGGGGCGGCGACTTAAGACGCCAGCCCTCTTTTCAAATAATTTATTTACTGGTATCCGTGAGATATGGGTATTGAAAAATTTGCAAAGCATCTAGTTGTTCCTCGGGATCAAATTAATCCCAATCCATCCAAGGTTGGTGAGGCTGTTTACAATATCCTTAAGAAAGGATCTTTCCCCCAGTTAACAGTCGAAGAGATCCTAGATCAAGCTCAGCATGCCTTTGTTAAGAAAATGGAAGAAACAGTTAACGACAACGTTAATAAGTACGACCCCCCCTTTTACATCGTGGTTTTAAGCAAGAAGGAACACTGGTCGGAGCTGGTGATGAGGAATTGGTTTGTGGCTAGACAGACAAGGCCGAAGGCTTCTTGGTTGAGAAGCGAGTTTCCTAACCACATGATCACTCTCTACTCCTACGACAAAAGGCCTGATAAGCTAGAGGTGCTCTATAGTCTTCCTACGAGGCAAGATTCTGACACAATCTTGAAGAATCGACATCTGTATTCACCGACGCTTGTGAAATACATAACCGACTTCCAAGACGGTCTTTTAGATCCTGCAAGCTAGGCGGCTCGCACGGTTCCCAGGCGACTATATTAAAGTCGTCGTCGCCGAGTCCAAAGCTATCATTTTCAAAACGGCATAACTTGGGCTTTTTACCTACTATAAAAGTCCAATAGTATCCGTTTTCATTTGGAATGTCTTCTTCAACTAGAGTCCAACTCATTTACTTCTCCAAAAGCTTATTTCTTCTTTCCTCAATCGCGCACAATCTTCCGTGAAAGTCTTTCATTTCATCAGAGATGCTTTTTAAAGCAGCATTCATCTTGTTATCGGAATGAATGTATAGGGTGATAACTGTTATTAAATTTGTTGCCACCACTGCAAAAATTGTTAAAACTTGAGCTACTTCCATTATTTTCCTTTTTATCTCTTACCAGCTTCTAATATAGGAAGGTTGGCCTCGGTGGGAATATATACTACTTCTTTTTGGTTTGTTTGCAAAGACGTTATCCACAGATACCTAAGGTAACTTTCATTGTTTCTGAGCGATTCTCCTATAATTTTATTAGCCTCCGCCACCCCACGAGCACGCACTATTTCTGCGTCAGCCAAGCTCTTAGCGCCTTCTTGAAAGGCCTGGGCTTCCAGAATCTTGATTTTCCTGTTGGATTCAGCTCTTGCGAGTTCAGCTTCTCCCGCTTTTCTTTCGGCCCACACATCGTATACTCGACCCCCTGCACTGAGAATCCATATCACTAAAATAACGCCAAGGGCGCCTACACAGATGGTGGAAATATCTATGTTTCTGTCAAAAACCTTCATTTTTACCTCCTCAACATCTTAACAATTAGCCTCCTTTCCCGAACATATATAAAAATTATTTGACAAATTTATCCCCCATGCCTATCAAATAATTTTTAGAAGGTGTGTCGTTCGGGCACGTAAGTCCTACATCTTCAACATATAGGCGTAAAGGTACTCGCCCTACCAAAGGAAGCACATGTCAGAGGAAGAACAAGAGAGTGTAGAGCAAGAAGTTGCTCAAGGCCTCGCTCCGGCCACTGAAACTGAAGGTGCAGCGGAAAAGCAGACGGCTACTCCCACTGCGAAGAGGTCAGATGACCAAGATCGCAACTGGAGGGAAGCTCGACGCAAGATGCAAGAACTCGAGCGTAAGGCAAGAGAACAAGAAGAAATCATTCAGCGACTGACGCAGCCCAAAGCCGTTGTCGATGACGAATTAGACAAGCTCGGACGTGATGACATCATCACCTACGGTCAAGTTGACAAACTGATCGAAAAAAAGGCCGAGAGAATTGCTGAAAAAGTCATCAAGCAGCGTGAAGCTTCAATGGTCGATGAAAGACTTCAGATTAAGTATTCAGACTTCGCTCAAGTAGTTACGCAAGAAAACATTGAGTATTTGAAAGAAAACGAACCAGAACTTGCGATGTCCTTGTCGCACATCTCTGACCCTTACTCTCAGGGAGTTGCGGCATACAAAATGTTGAAGAAGCTTGTTAAATCTGAGGATCTCAAGGAGGATGCTCAGGTTCAAAGAGACAAGGAAAAGGCAGTGAAGAACAGTCAAAAGCCTGTCTCGGTGCAAGCCGTTGCAAAGCAAAGTGCAATAGGCAATGCACATCTTTTTGAGAATGGTCTGACTAAAGACCTCAAAAAGCAACTTTGGCAAGAGATGCAACAGGCCATGAAAGGCGCGTGAGTTTGGTTCCTAAAAACTAGGAATTAAACATGTCGATTACAACAACGAGCGTTCTGCCAGCCCCAGTGCAGCAGAGCTTCTCTTTTAAGTTGCTGTCGGTACCAGTCCCCTACATGATCCACAAGATACCTGCGGATCTAAAAGCGATGCCCCGCAATGGCGGTACAACGCTGCGTATGAGACGGTATAACCCACTCGCAACAGCCCCTGTTCCCCTTGGAAACAGTGGTGTAACGCCTCCTCCCCAACAACTGACCGCGATCAACATCGACGCTCAGATGGACTTCTACGGAACCTACATTCTGTTGAACGAACAAGTGACACTCCAAAACCAAGACCCCGTTCTTAACGAAGCGGCTCAACGTCTTGGCGTATCACTTCGTCAAACAGAAGACCAATTGATGAGAGACATGCTGGCCTCTACAGCTTCCTTCATCAACTGTACAGGTGGAACTAACGGCGACAACCCAACTAACATCACACGCTCCGACGTTGATACTGTTGTAAGAACTCTCCGTGGAAACAACGCTTACAGCTTCCTTACAGGAGTTGAAGGTGAAGACCGCTTTGGTACAGCTCCCGTTCGTGATGCTTACTTTGGCCTTGGCCACACAGACCTCATTGGTCAGTTGGACAACGTTCAAGGGTTCATCCAAAAGTGGAACTACCCCAACCAACAGTCTACGCTCGACGCCGAGTGGGGAGTTGTTGCTAACATCCGATTCTTGCTCTCAAGCATTGGATCTACTACAGCTAACGCCTCCTTACTGGGCGCTACTGTTTACAACATCTTCTGCGTAGGACGCGAAGCGTTTGCTGCTATCGAACAAGATGGCTACAGCGCTCAGTTCATCTACCGTCCACCAATTTATGATTCAGCGCTCGCCCTCAACGCTAGCGTCGGATACAAATTCGCCGAAGTTCCCAGAATCACTAACGACACGTGGGTCTTCAACCTGCGTTGCACACTGTCATAAGGAGATAAACTATGAGTACACCCATTAATGCAATGCTCACTGGTAGTTTTACCTCTGACGGAACAACAAAAAACATATCTCTTCCATCGGGATATGACAATTTCGAGATGATCAACATCACTGACCTTGGTTCAGCTGCTGCTAACACCAACGTCATGAAGGCAAGAGGAACTTCCTCTTTCCCATCTGGCTATGGGCTTTATAACCCAAAAACTAGTGGAGCTGCCACGATCGCTCTCGAAACGATGACAACAACAGGTGGTTTCACCTTCATTACAGACAGTGCTGGCCGCAATAACGGTGCGTCCGTTGCATTGACTGCAATCAGCCGGGCCAACCCTGCCGTTGTCTCTACAGCTAGCACAGCAAATCTGGTTGATACCGTTTCTGTTGTTCGTCTTTATAGCACGACAGGAATGCTTCAAGTTGCTGGGATGGATTTTACAGTCGGAACTATTGTGGCTAACACAAGCTTCCAGCTGAAATATCTCAATAACAGCGGCTTTGCAGCAGATGCTACTGCCGGTTCTTATCGTATCATCAATGCAGATCCTCGTTTCTATCCAAGAAACCGCTACATCACAGCTATTACTCAAGCTTCTAGCGCAGTGATCACGATGTCTGTCACCCACGGCTTTACCGTTGGACAGCTCGTTCGAATCGTTGTTCCTGCTGCTTTTGGAATGACTGAGATCAACGGTTTGACTGGAACAGTCACAGCGATCAGCACAGCTAACAACACCATCACGGTCAATATTGACTCGAGTGGTTTCACAGCATTTGCATTCCCAACTTCTGCTACAGCAGCTGCTGGTGTGACATTTGCTCAAGTTGTTCCTGTCGGTGAAGCTGCCGTTAACAGCACTTCACAGCCTTACGGCAACTTGCTTGATGACGCTACAGACAACACCTCCTTTACTGGAATTTCTATTGGTACAACTGTCCAGACAACTGGAAAAGTCTATCAATGGTTTGCAACTAAAGGCGTAACGTTGAGCTAACGAATGAGGCCCCTTTTCGGAGGGGCCTTTTTTTGAACTAAATGTAAACAAATATTTTGAGAAACAAATGTCAAAGAAAATTAATGTTATAGAGTCAGTAACTCCCGCTGCTGAAGCACCTCATGTTACAAAATCCGCTAGAGATGCGGCGAAGGAAAAACTTCAAGAGCTCATTAAAGAAGAGACGCGCCTTGTAAGAGGAATCTTTCAATCTTTTGAAACACCAGGAGCCACAGTACCGATTTTTATTAAAAAATACCCTGGCATTCCTCCTTTCAAAATGAGCATGACAGATGGATATACCTATGAAATCCCTCTGTATGTGGCTCGCTTTATCAATGGAATAGATGTCTCTGCTGGAGCTTTGTCAGATGATAAAGATCCACGTCATCAGATGATTGGAACCTGTTCTTACCCTGTACATGGCTTCAAAGTGGCAATGGGAGGCGATCTTGCCCAAAGCTCTCTGGGAAGTGGTCCTCAAGGAGAAGGAGGCATTCCGGTTCCTATTGTAGGAGTTGCATCTAGAAAGAAAAGATATGGATTCCAGTCGTTGGAATTTGGTGGAGCAGCTTAAGTGACAATTTCCACTTGGAGACCTGTCGAACGGATCGTTTCGGCCATTACACAAGCAAACCCGGGAGTAGTCACGACCACTACGGCTCATGGCTACTTATCTGGTTTATATATTCGATTTTTTTTTCCAGCTAACTTCGGAATGATGCAGCTGAATGGAAACGTTTATCTGATTACAGTTCTATCGCCGACGACTTTTTCTATAGATACAGACACTACTAATTTTGATGCTTTTACAACCGCAGTTACTACTCAGTCTCCGCAGGTTATCCCCGTCGGGGAAGTTGCCTTGACTCTAGCCAATGCCGAAGAAAATACTTTAACCCCTGTTGGAGGACCCTCCCCATGACAGTCCCAAATACATTGCAAGATATCATTACAAAAGTCCGAAGAATTACGGCGCGCCCTTCCCCTACTCAAATCACCAATGAAGAGATCATCCGTTACATCAACACCTTCTACCTCTATGACATGTCTCAGCACCTGAAGATGGAGTCTCTAAGATATAATTATGAATTCACAACGACGGCCAATATTCCCGTTTACAATCTCCCTACAGACACTTATTTAACTGCAATGCCCCCTGTCTTTATTGCCGGCTATCAGTCTTATATGACCCAGAGCCGAGATAACTACTTCCGCGTCAATCCTGCTCTCAACTTTTTACAGCAACAGGTCTACACCGGAAACAATACCGTAGGCCCTTATGCAGGACAAACATTAACCAACCTACCCATCGTTCCTGGATTCAAGCCCAATCCTCCTGGAGCCTACACGGCTTGGAGCGCAGCTACTGATATTCCAGCCTCTTCTCTCAACTGGAACGTGGTGGTGTCCGCCCTTGGCGCCCCTGATGCGACATCGGGAATTCGGCCGTCCATTACGCTGGTGGATGATGGTCTAGGAAGGCTCTTTGCCCCTACAGATGCCAGCATTAATCCTGCGAACGCACGTGGTACCATCAACTACATTACGGGAGCGCTCACAATTACAAACTTTCCTGCGGCCATCCCTACCGGAAATGCTATCAACGTTCAGTATATCCCCTATGTTGCTGCACGCCCCATGTCGGTCGTCTTCTTCCAAGATCAATTCATCTTATACCCCATTCCTGATCAGGCCTACACAGTCTCTTTCGAAGCCTATAAATACCCGACGGCTTTTGCTAACAGTCCCCTTTCGGCGAACCCCCAACTCAATGAATGGTGGCAGCTTCTGGCTTATGGCGCTGCCGATAAGATCTTTGCCGACAATGCCGATTTTGAAAATATGGCTAAATTTCGACCTCTTTTAGAAGAACAGATGAGACTAGTCCAGCGTCGGACAATCGTTCAGCAAACGAGTGAGAGAGCAGCTACTATTTATACCGAACAAAGTGGGTATTACCAGTACGGATTTGGAAACCTGTTTGGTGGATTCTAAGTTTGTAAATACTTTTTTTGAAAGTTATATAACAGAATGCTAGGATGAGGGAAATATCAAATAATTATTTGAGGACCTCATGACATTTAATCCCAATATCCCGCAAGGCGCGCAATTGATCTCGGCTACTCAGGCTCAGATTCAGATCAACTTTGATCAGTTAAACTCCATTTTTGACGTCGACCATGTCACCTACGACAATGCGACCGTTGCCAATCGCGGCAAACACGATAAATCGACTTATATTGAACAGGGGTCCGATCCTGCGACTTCGGCTAATGAGATCGCCTTATACTCTAAAGATCTTTCGTCGGTTTCTACTCTTTATATGAGAAAAGAAAGCTCTGGAACCGTCATTCAAATGAGCGGCAGAGACCCTATTTTAGCAAACCCAGGGCGAACTTTTTTGCCAGGCGGAATTATTTTAGTGTGGGGGACTTTTTCTCTTGCTCCTGGAGTGAATTCTACCGCTGTTACATTTCCGGGGGGAGGATTTACAGGGACTCCTTTTGGAGTCTATTTCGGAAGCAACGTGACAGGTAATGCGGAGAGTCTGCCTATTGTTGGGCCTGGAACACTAACTAATACCGGGTTCACAGGACAAAGGGCTAATGGAAGTTCGGGGGGAACCTATCTTTATTATTATCTTGCCATAGGCATTTAATGACTTCTCAAACCTTCGCTATTGTTGATCTACGCGATGGAACACGAAGAGATGTAGAGCCATTCCTTCTGGATAATGACGCCTTTCCTATCTTAGAAAATGCCTATCTTTTTCGAGGAAGAATTCAACGGCGTTCGGGATTTTCTCGACTAGGAACC